TTTCCCCGTCTGAACATTACTAATTTCTAAATAGATTTAGATAAATTTGATATCTAAGAGGTAAAAAAATGGCAAGTCAAGTCTCGCCTGGTGTCGTTATTAAGGAGCGTGATTTATCCAATGCCGTAGTTACAGGAGCACTAGCAGTTCGTGCTGGTTTTGCTTCCACATTCCGCACTGGACCCGTAGGCAAAATCGTAAACGTAAATTCAGAAAGAGAACTGATCGATACTTTCGGAACACCAGCTGAGGCAAATGCTTCTGATTGGTTGGTCGCTGCTGAGTTTCTCCGTTATGGTGGTCAACTATCAGTCCTTCGTGCTACAACAGGTGTAAAAAACGCAACAAAATCTGGAACTGGAGTTTTAGTTGCTGATAAAGAATCATTTGAAGCTGGTGTAACAACAGAAAGATTTGTTGCTCGTTACGCTGGAACAGAAGGTAACTACTATAGAGTAGTAATTGTTGATCGTGGCGCTGACTTTAAAGTAACAAAAACAGCACACGGTCTAACAGTAGGTGGAACATATACCGCTGGTAACGCATCAACTCATGAAGTTTATAAAGTTTTGAATGCAAACAGTTTCCTAATTGTCAAGGGATCTGGAACTCCAACTGCTGGTGCTGGTGAAACAGTTACTGCATATACCAATTCAGATTGGAATGCTGAGGCAATCGGATCAACTGGTCTAACATTCAAGGCAATTGGTCCTCGTCCTGGAACTTCACCTTGGGCAGCAGAACGTAATCTATCACTTGATGAAGTTCATGTTGCTGTTATTGACGAAAGAGATAATTCAATTGTTGAGCGTTTCGCATATCTTTCAAAAGTTTCTGATGCTAAATCACCAGAAGGAAATTCAACCTATTGGAAAGACGCACTCAACGAATTCTCTGGGTATGTTTATGCTGGAAATGAACTAGCTACTTCAGGTGCATCTACAGATATCACAACACAGGGTGAAGATCCTGGCAGTGCTGCTAGTGCATATGGTGCTACTGCAGCATCTCCTAAAGAATTAGCAAGAATTCTCCATAGTGCTGGTGGCACTCTCTCTGGTGGTGTAGACGATTATGCCTATACATCTGGAGAAATTACTTCGGGATATGATGAATTCCTAGATACAGAAGCAACCTCAATTGATTTTGTTCTAATGGGTGGATCAATGAGTAATGAAACTGATACTCTTGCTAAGGCACAGGCAGTTGCAGCAGTTGCTAACAGCAGAAAGGATTGTGTTGCTTTCTTATCACCATATGTTGGCAACCAAGTTGCTACTGCTGGTGGTGTAGCAATTTCTCCAGCAACTCAATTAGCAAATACAGTTGCTTTCTTTAGCGGTATTGCTTCAAGTTCATACGTTGTTCTTGATAGTGGTATCAAGTATTCATATGATCGTTTCAACGATAAGTATCGTTATGTAGGATGTAATGGTGATGTTGCTGGTCTATGTGTTTCCACTTCAGCAATCCTTGATGATTGGTATTCACCAGCTGGTCTAAATCGTGGTGGTGTTCAAAACGTTGTAAAACTTGCTTTCAATCCTAACAAGGCACAGAGAGATGATCTTTACAGCAATAGAATAAACCCAATCGTTTCACTCCCAGGTTCTGGTCCTGTCCTCTTCGGTGATAAAACTGCCCTTGCTTCACCTTCAGCATTTGACAGAATTAACGTTCGTCGTTTGTTCCTCAATATCGAAAAGAGAGCAAGAGCACTCGCAGAAGGGGTACTCTTTGAGCAGAACGATAGCACAACTCGTAGCAATTTCTCTGCTTCGATTTCGTCCTACCTATCAGAAGTTCAAGCACGTAGAGGTGTAACTGACTTCCTCGTTGTTTGTGATGAATCAAATAACCCACCAGAAGTTATTGATAGAAATGAATTCGTTGCCGAACTTTACCTCAAGCCAACTCGCTCGATTAACTATGTAACTGTTACCGTAACGGCAACTAGAACGGGCGTCTCGTTTGCTGAAGTCGTCGGTAGATAATTAGTAATATAAGAAAAACATCACAGAGGTAACCACTAATGGCATCGTCAAACGTAAGTTCATTCCTACAAACTATCGGTCAGGGCGTGAAGCCCAACATGTTCCTGATCGATGTTCAGTTCCCCGCAGCTTTAGCAAAAGCATCAGCAGATCAAAATCTTTCAAATCTTCTTTGTAAGTCTGCTGCTCTCCCTGGATCAAACCTAGGAGTAATTGAAGTTCCTTTCCGTGGAAGAACAGTCAAAATCGCTGGTGATAGAACCTTCGATACTTGGACAACAACGTTCTTCAACGACAAAGACTTCAAACTACGCTCATTCTTTGAGCAATGGGCAAATAGCATCAACACTCATGAGGCAAATACAGCTCCTCTGTTTGTTCCAAATAACTCTGCTGGTTATATGGCAGACCTTGGTGTTAAGCAACTTGAAAAAGATGCAAGCACAGAAGGTGCTATTTTGAGAACATATACACTGAAGTACTGCTTCCCAACTAACGTTTCTCAAATTGATGTTGCTTATGATAGCAATGATCAAATTGAAGAATTTACAGTTGAATGGCAATATTCATACTTCACTGCAGCAGCAGGAAGCAGAGCTGGAGTTTCTTCACTTCCAGTAGTCTAATAAATAGTTGGAAGCAGTATTTGAATAAGTAATCATGAGTCAACTCTTTGGCTTCCAAATTAATCGTAAGGAGGGACAGAAGGGACAATCCCCTGTCCCTCCTTCTGCTGATGACCCAATTGCGGTTGCGGCAGGCGGTTACTATGGAACGTATGTAGAAACTGATAATGCATCTCAAGCTCGTAACGAGTTTGAGTTGATCCGTCGTTATCGTGATATGGCACTTCATCCAGAAGTGGATAGTGCTGTTGATGAAGTCGTAAATGAATTTATTGTTAGTGACGCAAATGATAGTCCAGTAGAAATAAATTTAGATAATTTAGAAGTAGGTTCTGGTGTAAAAATAAAAATCAGAAATGAATTTGATCACATCAAGAAACTTTTAAATTTTGATAATAGAGCACATGAGATTGTGCGTAATTGGTATATTGATGGAAGACTATATTATCACAAAGTAGTTGACCTAGACAATCCCAAGAAAGGAATTCTTGAGCTTCGCTATATTGATCCGATGAAGATCAAGAAGGTCCGTCAAAAAATTGATACCGCACCTAAAGATTCTCTTTCTCGTCAAGCACTCAAAGGAACAGCGTTGGAGTATGAATATGGTACGTTTGTTGACTATTTTATTTTCAATCCGAAAGGATTTTACCAGGGAGGTGTTCTTGGACCAATTGGTGATATGTCTTTGTCACAAGGTGTAAAGATAGCACCCGACTCTATTACCTTTGTTCCATCTGGTTTACAAGATCTCAACAAAAGAATGGTGTTGAGTTTCCTTCATAAAGCAATCAAGTCTCTCAATCAACTTCGTATGATTGAAGATAGTTTGGTAATCTACAGGCTATCAAGAGCACCAGAACGTAGAATTTTCTATATTGATGTAGGTAACTTACCAAAGGTAAAAGCGGAGCAATACCTACGTGATGTAATGTCTCGCTATAGAAACAAGCTTGTTTATGATTCATCTACAGGAGAGATGCGTGATGATAAAAAGCATATGTCGATGCTTGAAGACTTCTGGTTACCTCGCCGTGAAGGTGGTAGAGGAACTGAAATCACTACACTCCCAGGCGGTCAGAACCTTGGTGAACTCAAGGACGTTGAGTATTTCAAAAAGAAACTTTACAACTCACTCAACCTACCACCTTCCCGCCTTACGGATGACAACAAAGGGTTTAATCTTGGTAAGACCACAGAGGTTCTCAGGGATGAACTCAAGTTCACTAAATTCATCGGTCGTCTCCGCAAACGTTTCTCAGAACTATTCCACGATATTCTCAAGACCCAACTAATCCTTAAGGGTGTTATCTCACCAGAAGATTGGGATGACATGAAGGAGCATATTCAATATGACTACCTTTTTGATAATCATTTTAATGAATTAAAAGAACAAGAGTTGATGCTTCAACGTATCAATCTTGCAACACAAATGGATGCTTTTGTTGGTAAATACTTTTCTATTGAATATATTCGTAAACAAATTTTAAATCAAACTGAAAAAGAGTATAGAGAAATTGATACTCAGATGCGCCGAGAAATTGATCTTGGTCTATCAATGAATCCAGCAGATATCAATACTTTTGATATGATGGATCGTCAAAATAGTGCTTTCCAACCAGAAATCCAAGCACAGCAAGCAGATGATTCTCATGAAAGAGAAAAAGAAAAATCAGATGACGCCCACCAAAAACAATTGCAAATGATGAAAGCTCAACCTAAACCTTCATCAACTAATAAATAAAATATAACGTTATGGAAAATACAATGAATCAGGCAAATCCTGAATCTGGAGTAGTTGATATTATATCATCTATTTTAAACAGCGAAAGAGCAAAGGCAATTGATTCTATTCATGATTTGCTTTATGCAAAAGCATCAGAAACTCTGTCTCTTTATAAACAGAGTGTTGCTAATACATTCTTTGATGAACCAGTAGAAACAGAAACCGATGAAACTGATAACGGAAACAATTGAAAATGTACAGGTAATCGTTGAAGGAAACGGCGATTCAAAAAAACTGTACATTGAAGGGGTATTTCTTCAGTCTGAACTGAAGAATAGAAACGGTCGCGTTTATCCTTTTTCTGTTTTAGAAAGAGAAGTTAATCGCTACAATGAAGAGTATGTTAAAACAAAACGTGCTCTTGGTGAACTTGGTCATCCTGATGGTCCTACTGTTAACCTTGACAGAGTATCACACAGAATTACCGAGCTTAGAGCAGAAGGTACTAACTTCTATGGTAAAGCACAAATCTTAGATACTCCCATGGGTAAGATCGCCAAGTCACTTCTAGAAGAAGGAGTACAACTTGGAGTTTCTTCTCGTGGTATGGGTAGTATTGATAAGCGTGAAAACACTAGTTATGTTATGGATGATTTCATGCTTGCTACTGCTGCTGATATTGTTGCAGATCCTTCCGCGCCTGATGCATTTGTTAATGGAATCATGGAAGGCAAAGAGTGGATTTGGGATAACGGTATTTTAAAAGAAGCAAAGGTTGCTAAATATCAAAAGTATTTGAGCGAGTCAAATCGCAGAAACCTAGAGGAGAGAACACTTCAGGTGTTCCAAAACTTCCTCACAGGTTTGTAATTTAATAAATAAACATAGATAATTCATAAGATTTACGGAAGGACTCAAGATGTCAGACATGTTAAACGAAAAGTTTGAGGAGTTTCTGGGCGAGCAGCAAATCGTTATGGAAGCGGGAGCACAGGATCCCATGCCTAGTGTAACTGCTTCGGTTATTCCTGCTACTGGTTCTGAACCCACAGCAATTTCGGGTGATCCACAACAGCGTGGTAGTGGAAGAGATCCACAACCAACGGTTCCAACTTCAGTAGCACCTAGTCAGTCAATGACTGATCTTGGTGGTTCGCAATCAGAACCTCTTCATTCAAATAAAGAAGAAGGAGAGGAGAATCCTGGTGCTAAAGCAGCTGCTCCTATCTCACAAGATGGTAGTGTTACTTCTACATCAGGCAAGCCTGGTAAAGATCCACAACCATCAGTTGGTGCAGAAGTTGCGTATGGAACTAAGAAGGGTCCAAATGTTACATATCCTATCAAACCAGCGTTTGAAAATCTTGATGTCTCTGATGACGTAAATGCCCTCTTAGAGGGAACAGAACTCTCTGAAGAATTTGCAGAGAAAGCAAAGACTATTTTTGAAGCTGCTGTTAAAGCAAAAATTTCAGAAGAGTATGACAGACTTGTAGAACACTTTGCCAACGAACTTGACGCGCAAGTAGAAGCGATCAAGACAGAACTTTCGGAAGAAGTTAATGGCACTGTAAACTACGCTATCCACCAGTGGCTTGAAGAAAACCAAGTAGCCATTGATCGTGGTATCAGAAATGAGATTACTGAAGACTTTATTGTAGGTCTCAGAAGTCTCTTTGAAGAGCACTATATCTCTATCCCAGACGATAAAATTGATGTGGTAGAAGGTATGGTTGATCAAATTCGTGAAATGGAAGAGCGCCTAGACGAACAGGTCAAAGCTAATGTGAAATTACAAAATCGCCTTAATGAGTCTGCAAAAAAGAACATTCTGAACAATGTTTCGGAAGGTCTTGTAGATACTCAGAAGGAAAAACTTGCAGCACTTGCTGAAGGTCTTGATTTTGTTTCGGAAGAAGAATTCTCCAGAAAGGTAAAAACCATTAAGGAGTCATACTTCAAAGAATCAATTTCAACAACTGGAAGAGAAGTTGCTGATGAATCACCAGTGGAAAGCGAAGAGATTACACCAGC